GGATCCCCTACAGAAAGACAACTGGTACGGATTCCTAAAAGAATTACGAGTATTTGCTAAACGCAGATTGATGAGCTTTGACACTAGAGATATTGCCAAAGATAATCTAGATCGCAGAGACTACGAATTTTTAACGCAACACAATCAACCAAAGCAACAACCGAATACAGTGATACAACCTGTTGGAGAAAGTATTATGAGTGAAAGCCAACTATATGGTAGCAAGACAATGAGCTATCAAAAGTTAATGGATACCCGTTTGATTATTAAACACAGTCAAACACTTGCAGACGATATGCAACCTGGTGCTAGAAGCAGAAATATTTCGGCACTATTTGTAGAAAATCAAGACGGTGAAAGATTTAAATATCCTTTCATCCACCTAAGCGGTGCTCGTGCAATGCAACGACATGTAGCCAACGGTGGTGTACCTTACGATGACATAGGCAAAAGCATTATCAATATGAGCGAGCAGATTGCTCAACTAAAAAGTTTCAATAACTATGTTGTACGCAACGACCTAATGAACTTCGAAACGAACGATGTAGTCGAGCGTAGCCAACAACAATTAAACATGATGCGTGAACAATTGTCTAGACTAGCCAAGCAGAGTCACTATGATGTTTATAAAGAAACATTCCAGCCACAAGAGGCATTAGAAGTTCCACAAGAAGTAGTCGAAGATTATACTGAAAAATTTACAGTTAAGAACTTTAAAGAAGATATCAAAAGCGTATTTCCAGTTCTGTACAGACTAATGAAGGAAAGCGAATTAGGCTATGACGACATAGTCGCAATGACAAACACTGAACAACCAACTACAGAAGATTTTGATCTTGAAGAAAATGATAATGAGTTTGATCGCTTTGAATCATGGGTCATGGGCCTAGGAGAAGATAGTCCTATACAAAGTCAAGAACCAGAAGAGCAGGCAACCGCAATACAAGCACTACAAGAGTTAGTAGCTCAGGCCTTTCCAATAGGTGTAGATGGTAGCAATGCCGTTGAAAGCCTCAAAGGTATTATTGAAGATCCTCAACTAGAAAAACAAATTCAGACACAGGCAGCACAAGATCCCGAGATGGATGCAAGAGGTCTAGTACAACAATGGTTGAGCCTATATGCACCAGAAGTATTAGAGCAATTAGATTTTGGAGACTTTGATCCAAACGCAACAGCGGAGCCAGAAGGTGAAGCGCCGGCGACTGACCAAGGGGGTGATATAACAGCGCCAGAAGCACCAGCAGCAGAGGTTCCAGCAGAAGAACCAGTTCCGCAAGAGTCAGCAAACGGTCCCAACAAGAGTGATGTTCCTGCTTTTATGAGAAAAGATAAAGGTGGCGATGATTGGAAGATGAGTTCAAAAGATTTAGATGATGAGAAAACAAAATCACCAACTAGTTCAGCAGGCTTAGAGCGTAAGAAGAAAGAATTAGGTATGGAAGGTCAGAAACAAGGTATACAAGAATTGGCAGAATTTATTCACAGTTTTTACGACCGTGAATCAGGCACATTTCCTAAAGGCCCAGAAGGTGTTGCAGTTATGGTAGGCAAGAAGTTTGGCGAACAGGCAGAAATGATTGCTCGTAAAATGGTAGAAAGAATGGCACCACAACAGCAAGATCCACAGATTGCAGAATTGGCTCGTATTAGAGAATTGGCAGGCTATTAAAAGTTTCGTTGCAGTTAGAGTCTAGTTAACTCTATTAGATTGGACACTTAGGTGTCCTTTCTTTTGGCTAAATTAGTTGTCAACGAACATGCGGGCTACCGCGTTATATATATGTAGGGGTAGAAATTCCTACTTAACCAAAAGGAAACTTTGAAATGAAATCAGCAATCGCAATCCTCGCTACCGTGTTCGCAGTATCAGCATTTGCACAAGCACCTGCTAAGAAAGAAGAAGTTAAGCCAGCAGCCCCAGCGGCAACAGCGAGTGCTCCAGCACCAGCTAAGGCTGAAGTTAAGAAGGACGAAAAGAAGCCTGTCAAAAGTGAGCCTGCAAAGAAAGACGCACCTAAAGCAGACGCAAAGCCAGCCGCTACTCCAGCGAAGTAAATTTGATCTAGAAGACAGTGACCTCATAATAGACGATGAGGTCACTTATGGTCGTAATCGACGAAGTCAAGAGTTTGGTAAGTTAGTTGAAGATGATGAACTGTCAGACTATGTTAAATTTAGATTATGGCTATCTAGACAAATTGCATTGGCCAAATATAGAGAAGCCCACGGTTAAGCCCTGGGCTTTTTTATTGGCAAAATAAAATCAAAAATAAACAGAAAATCATTGACCTTGCTAAATAAAAAGCGCATAATAACATATGTGCATAAGGCATATAAAACATTTTAGGCATAACATAGGAGGCATTTAAAATGGCAACTCTCGCAGAAATCCGTGCTAAACTTCAAGAAGCACAATCAAAGTCCACAGGACAATCCACCGGCGGTGGAGACAACGCAATTTACCCACACTGGAACATGCAGGAAGGTAAGGAAGCAGTAATTCGCTTGCTACCCGACGGTAATCCCAACAACACATTTTTCTGGGTAGAACGAGCAATGATCAAATTGCCGTTCGCAGGTATCAAAGGTGAAACAGACAGTCGTCCAGTTCAAGTGCAAGTTCCTTGCGTTGAAATGTACAACGACGGTACAGCTTGCCCAATCCTTTCAGAAGTTCGTGGTTGGTTCAAGGATAAAGCCCTTGAAGAAATGGGTCGTAAGTACTGGAAAAAGCGTTCATACATTTTTCAAGGCTTTGTTGTTGAAGATCCTATCCGTGAAGAAAAGACTCCGGACAATCCAATCCGTAGATTCATCATCGGTCCTCAAATCTATCAAATCATCCGTTCAGCACTAATGGATCCAGAGTTGGAAGAATTGCCAACTGACTTCCTGCGTGGTGTTGACTTCCGTATTGCTAAGACTAGCAAGGGCGGTTTTGCTGACTACTCTACTTCAAAGTGGAGCCGTCGTGAACGAGCATTGAGCGATATTGAAAAGGCAGCTTTGGAATCACATCAGTTACACAACTTGAGTGATTTCCTACCTAAGAAGCCTACTGATGTTGAACTCAAGGTAATGAAAGAAATGTTTGAGGCGTCAGTTGACGGTGAAGCATATGATCTAGAGCGTTGGGGACAATATTTCAAACCAGCAGGTTTGGGTAGTGCCACTGGCGATCCCAACAAGGCCACAAGTCGTGCAGCCGCTCCTGCTCCAGTAGCAGATGAAGACGATGCTCCTTTCGATACTACTCCTGCTCCAAAAACAGAGGCAGCTCCTGCACCAGCAGGCGATGCGGGTGGTGCAAGTCGTGCGCAAGATATCCTTGCGATGATTCGTAATCGTCAAAAGTAAATCGTTGTAGACAAGAGTACGAGCCCGCGCTCGTACTCTCTTTCATTTCAGGAGAATAATAATGGCAAGAGTACAAAAAATTAATGAGAACTTCTCTCTAAGTTTTAACAGCAGAGAAGACCAAACAGGCGATACAGTAGCAGACATTGATGTTAGATTTGACAACCCCAAGGATGATTCTGTTGTAATTAATAGACTAAACACTTGGCTTATAGCAATTGGTCGCACTGACATTGTTGTAAGTCCAAAGAAACTACCAAAGGGTGAATAATGGCAAAAGCATTTGATATCAGTAAATTTAGAAAATCAATTACTAAATCTATCGACGGTTTAAGTATTGGCTTCAATGACCCAACTGATTGGGTCAGCACAAACAACTATGCATTAAACTATCTTATCAGCGGATACTTTGATCGTGGTATTCCGTTAGGCAAAGTAACAGTTTTTGCTGGAGAAAGTGGTGCAGGTAAATCATTTATCTGTTCAGGTAATCTTGTAGCAAACGCACAGAAAGCAGGCATCTATCCTATCTTAATTGATACAGAAAATGCACTTGACGAAAAATGGCTACACGCACTTGGTGTTGATACAAGTCCAGATAAGTTGTTGAAACTTAACATGGCCATGATTGACGATGTGGCAAAAACTATCACAGAGTTTATTGCTGAATACAAAACAATGGACGAAGCAGATCGTCCTAAGATCTTATTTGTGATTGATTCGTTGGGTATGTTATTGACACCTACTGATGTTAATCAGTTCCAAGCAGGTGATATGAAAGGTGATATGGGTCGTAAGCCTAAAGCACTAACAGCACTTGTTCGCAACTGTGTTAATATGTTTGGCGCCTACAACATTGGTATGGTATGTACCAATCACACATATGCAAGTCAAGATATGTTTGATCCAGATGACAAAATCAGTGGTGGACAAGGTTTCATCTACGCAAGTTCGATCGTTGTTGCTATGCGTAAGTTGAAATTAAAACTGGATGCAGACGGCAATAAGACTACAACTGTACAAGGTATTCGTGCAGCCTGTAAGATCATGAAAACTCGTTATGCAAAGCCCTTTGAAAGTGTACAGGTTGAGATTCCTTATGAAACAGGTATGAGTCCATATAGTGGATTAGTCGATCTGTTTGAAGCCAAAGGGTTACTCAAAAAAGAAGGTAACAGCCTTGTCTACACTACCAAAGACGGTGAGATCATCAAGCAGTTCCGCAAGGCCTGGGAAAAGAATGAGAAGAATGGTTTAGATATTGCTATGGAAGACATTTCAAAACATGGCGAAATTTCCGCTTCAGAGATAACTACTATTGTTGAACCTGAAACGGAGATTACTGAATGAAAGAAGATTTAATTGCAGATATTTGGACCTTGGTCATAGAGCATATCCCAGAGAAGCATCGTAAAGATCTTGCTGCTGACTTTGTTAATACACTTTTAGATTATGGCATTAAAGAAAGTATTCTAAAAGATTTAACAGGCGTTGACAGTTATCTAGATGATGCGATCAACTATGCAATCGACGGTGAAGAGATTGACGACGAAGATCCAGAGTATTACGAAGATGAGGAATAAATGAATTGGTATGACAAGGTTAGTAGAGATATAAGCAATATTCCAAATGCTGTGGCCTATTATGAAGCTGAGTTAATCGAAGCAAAACAAGATGTCCGCATAGCAGGAAACATCGAGAAGGCAAGTTCGCAAATGCCCGGCATCGTGGAAGAACGCTTTAATCAACTTCAAGAAATTGAAGGTATCCTTGAGTACTTAAACATTGAACTTCGCAGACTTCGTAGTCAACACTTTCGCAAATATCTCGAAAACTATCAACGAGCTTTATCTTCAAGGGACTGTGAAAAGTTTGTAGAAGGTGAAGCCGACGTTGTAGATTTTGAAAAAATTATCAACGACTTTGCCTTACTGCGTAACAAATGGTTAGGCATTATTAAAGCACTTGATCAGAAACAATGGCACCTTAGCAATATTGTTAAATTGCGGGTATCTGGACTAGAAGACGCCAGTCTTTAAATTCATTATAATATGCGCAGATAAATATCTGCATGAAACGCATTATACTAATCACAGGGGGTTTCGATCCCCTTCATTCTGGGCATATTGCCTATATCAAAGCAGCTAGAGAGCTCGGCGATTCGCTAATTGTTGGGGTTAACTCCGACGATTGGCTGCGTCGAAAGAAGGGGCAAGAATTTATGCCCTGGGAAGAACGAGCAACTATCATTGCAGCACTTCATAATGTCGACAGAGTTATCAACTTTGATGACAGCGATAATAGCGCCAAGGATGCTATTAGAAAAGTTAGAGAAATACACCCAACTGCGCAAATAATTTTTGCCAATGGAGGTGACCGTACTAAAGAAAATATTCCAGAAATGGGTCTACTTGAGGAAATGCTTCACTTAGATTTTATATTTGGTGTCGGTGGCGAGGATAAAAAGAATTCTAGTTCGTGGATTCTACAAGAATGGAAAGCTCCAAAAACAGAACGTCAATGGGGATACTATCGTGTGCTTCATGACGTTGTTGGTTGCAAAGTTAAAGAACTCACTGTTGAACCTGGCAAAAGTCTAAGTATGCAACGACATCAGCTTAGATCAGAGTACTGGCTAGTAACACATGGAGAATGTATCGTTAACTCAATGATGCCTAACGGATACGCTTTGCCGTCTAAACATTTAGTTAAACATCAGGAATTTAAAATTCCAGTAACTGAATGGCATCAACTAACCAATCCGTTCGAAGTTCCTTGTAAAATTGTAGAGATACAATACGGAGAACAATGTATTGAAGAGGACATCGAAAGAAAATGATTCCAATCTTTATTGGTTATGATCCTCGCGAAGCTATTGCGTTTCACGTGTGTTCAAATAGCATTATTAGACATTCCAGTCATCCAGTGAGTATCAATCCCTTGGCATTGAATATACTAAAAGACTACGAAGAAAAACACACTGACGGTAGTAATCATTTCATCTACAGTCGCTTCCTTGTTCCCCACCTAATGCAATACAAAGGTTGGGCAATATTTATAGACGGTGACATGTTGTTGCGTGACGATATTGAAAAGCTGTGGGCATTGCGAGACGAGTCAAAAGCAGTTATGGTTGTTAAACACAACTACAAAACTAAAATGACTGAAAAATATCTTGGTTCTAAAAACGAAGACTATCCTTGTAAAAATTGGTCAAGTGTGATCCTCTGGAACTGTGGCCACCCCGCCAACGGTGTAGTTACACCGGAGTTTATACAAAATGCCACAGGAGCACAGGTACATAGATTTACCTGGCTCTCTGATGAGTTGGTGGGCGAATTACCAGCAGAATGGAATTGGCTGGATATTGAATACCAGTGGAATCCTCAAGCAAAATTAGTTCACTATACTTTAGGAACACCTTGCTTCCATGAATTTTCGAACCAAGGAGATTTTGCCAACGAGTGGCATAGAGAAAAAATTTATGTAGATTACTGTCTACAGCACGGTCTATGATCTTTTTAAGTAAAGAGGGAGAAGATGATTTTATAAATCTTTTTGCAAGAGGATGCAATACCACGCCCATTTCCACAGACGACTTTGTCTACGAATCTTCAACTGATTCTATTGTACTTAGGGGTATACTTAAACATAAAATTATGAAAAGATGCTGGAAAGATAACAGAACATTTTATTATATGGACACCGGATATTTTGGAAATGAGAGATCATCGGCAAACCCAAACGGATGGAAACACTGGCATCGAATAGTAAAAAATGATTTGCAACACAGCGAAATTGTTGCAAGATCCGATGATCGATTTAAAAAATTTAATAAAAAATTTACTCCCTGGAAAACTAACGGAAGCAAAATCTTAGTGGCAGCACCTGATGAAAAACCCTGCAAATTTTATGGGGTTGACAAAGACGAATGGATTAAACAAACCGTAGAAACTATCAAGAAATATACAGATAGGCCGGTTGAAGTTCGACAACGAGCACCAAAAAGAATTGACAGAATTGCCAACGACACACTACAACAAGCACTAGATCGAGATGTTTTTGCATTAGTTACTTTCAACAGTGTTGCGGCTATTGAAAGTATCTTCTATGGTATACCGGCATTTACCCTAGCCCCCAATGCTGCAAGTCCTGTGTCTTTACAAGACATATCTAAAATAAATGAACCGTACTATGCAGATAATGATAAATTATATGCATGGGCTTGTCATCTGGCCTACGGACAATTTCACACAAATGAATTGAAAAGTGGTCAAGCAATGGAGATGTTATTAAATGGATGAAAGTTTAGAAGATTTCTTTAGACAAACTGTGCCTGGCATTGATGTTTACAGGGGAATAGTTAAAAGAAAACATATACTAAGACACTGGCAAGAGAAAACAGAGTTCTACTATATGGACACAGGATATTTTGGAAATTTTATAAGCCCCGGTAATCCTGGTGGTAAAAAACTATTTCATAGAATAGTTAAAAACGATGTCCAAAAACATTGGGTAGAAAATCGTCCCGGCGATCGATGGCAAGAGATTTGTAAAATTGATCCCAGATATCAATGGAACGGATGGAAAATAGGTCGCCGTCGCAGCAACAAAATTTTAATAATCGTGCCAAATAGAAAATCTTGCATTTTTTACGGATACGATACTAATCCGTATATTAACAATGAACGACCTTGGCTAACAGAAACAATAGAAACTATAAAAAAACATACAGATATGGAAATTGTTATTAGAGAAAAAGGCAGTAGATCTGCACGACAACACAATTCAATATTTGATGCACTAGATCAGGGAATATTTGCTACCGTAACATTCAACAGTATTGCCGCCATTGAATCTATTGCCTATGGGGTACCCGCGTTTGTAGCAGTACCGTGTGCTGCATCTCCGCTAGCGTCAACAGATTTAACAAAGATAGCAACACCATTCTATCCAGACGAAACAGTAGTGCAACAACACTGTGCTTCGTTGGCCTACGGTCAATTCACTGCCGAAGAGATAATCAACGGAACTGCTCAGAAATTATTAACTAAAAACTTCAAATGAAATTACTGGTAAACGACAAAGAACTTGCAAACTATCTTTGTATTCTAATTGATCTTGAAGATCAATGTAGACATATTAAGATAGACGAATCTAACAAATCTAATGTTTCTCAATCTATTGCATATGTTTTAGAAAAAAAGAATCATGCTAAATTTAACATAGAAAAACACAGAGATAAATTTAAACAAAAAATTAGACAAGGAGTCACGAAAGATCTAGTGAATTGGCGTAGTCAAATCAATGAAGTAGTAACTAGGTATAGAAAATATCATTTTCGTAACATTCATACACGGATAGATTATTTGTTGAACCGTCTTGACGAGCATCAAGTAATAGATCGTTATCTCAAAAGTGATGTTGATTATTTTATAAAAACAGTAGGGCAACAAATAGATCCCACTGCCGAGATGATTCGACGCCAACATTTTGTAGATGCTAATGAAGATTGTTTGTTAAGAAATACTATAGGAAATGAAAATGTCATTGTTGACAAGATAGATAAAAACTTGCCGTTTTGGTTTATAGACAGCGGTTACACTAATTTCATAGAACCTAATAAAAAATGGCATAGGTTAGTAAGAAATCATCTACACTTTAATCAAAGTTTTGTAGCCCCTGCAGATAGACTGGGCATATTTAGAAGTTTTCCTCAACCCTGGAGAAAAGATGGTTCTGCTATTTTAATTGTAGAGCCTGGCGAGTTTGCTGCCAACATTATGCATGTTGAAGCAAAATCTTGGAGTCAACAGGTAGCAACCGAACTTAGAAAATATACCGATAGGCCTATAGAATTTAGATCTAAAACAAATAAAAAAACACGAACTAGTCTTTATCAGCAATTGTGTCGAGGAGATTATTATTGTACTGTTAGCATTAATTCTAACAGTGCAGTTGAATCCGTTTGGGCTGGCGTTCCAGCTATAACCTTAAATAAACATGTTAGTAATATGGTAACTCGGAATCAGTTAAGTGATATAAATGATCTTTATTACGGATCATTAGGAGACTGGTTAGCATGGCTAAGTTATTGTCAATTTACTTTTGATGAGCTAATGGACGGTACCGCATTAAACATAATTAAAAAATATCATGTCTAAATTAACAGCAGTTGCATATTATGGCGGGATTCCTCCTTATAATAATAATTTAGAAAAACCGTTAATTTTAAATAATTTTATTAGCGGAGTTAATGCCGCGGGCGATTCGGGAATTAGTCATCGAGGAATGAACGCGATTCCATGCGATGTTGCCTTTATACAAGGGTTCGTG